CCGCGAATGACCTTGGTCCGTTTAACGGCCTCTTCGATTTCCTCATCGGTCGCACCTTGAAATTCTATAAATGATAGCATTATTTAATTCCTTTTCTAATCTTCGTCAGACTGCTCGTCGTGGTCTGCCTCTGGTTGTACTGTGTCGGCATCGATCTCGTCATCTAATTCGTCAGCGTCATGATCTTCGTCCGGTTCTTTAAATAGGTCCTGTGCATATTCTTGCTTAAATTCGTCAATCTCGTCAGATATTTTTTGTCGCAAAACATCTTTAATGGTATCAGCAGCGTCAAGCCCCTGGCCCATAACGGAATTGTCTACTATATCCATATATTTATTATTTATACTATCTTCAGTCATTATTTATTCCTCTTCTTCCACATTCTTAAAGATTTTATCTTTTTGTTCTTCTTCGATTTCTTTTCTCATTGCGTCAATTTCTTCGTCGCTGAATTTCAACAGATTGCGTTGCACCCATTTGTGTGAATAATATTTTCCCATATAATCGGTCATATTAGACAATAAATCAATTCTATCTCTAATCATCTCCGTTTGCTTAATTTCAGAATAGTAAGAGTCTTGGGTGAAGTCAAAGATAAGTTGTTGTGCTACCACATCCCATTCTTCTGGGGTTATGATACCTTTTAACAATACCTGTGTCTTTAACAAGTGTAAAAATAACTCACTAAACTGATTTCTAATTCTTACGATAAATCTATTAAATTTGTATTCATCTCTATTTATCTCTTGCGCTCGGCCGATTGCGATTGACGCCTCCGGCTCAAGGCGAGAAATTGGTACGTTTAAAGATTTATATAATTTTTTCTGAAAATATATAACATCGTCCATTTCACCCAAGTTTGAGCCTCCAGGCAATGTTTCGATCTCAGTGCCTCGTCCACCTTCACGGCGAGGAAACCAGAAATCTTCCAACATAGACATATGGCGTCTGTCATCTTTGACTTCGCCTGTATTTGCATCATATGCGACTTTGTTTTTATACCGATTCATGATGTCGGCAATATACTGCTCTGCCTTGAGTTTTGGTAAGTTTCCAACATCAATATAGAACACTCTCCGCTCTGGAGCGCGTGTCCATCTGTAAATGACAACAGAATCTTCGACCATTTTGAGTTGATTTAATGCTTTGATTGCTTTGTGTAGGTGTCCGATAACATGGTTTCGCCGCCCATCTTTTAGGCCTGATGGGACATGTGCAATCGCGTCTGTGGTGATAGGAATACCTGACGTCTTGTCTCCCAACGACAAACCTTTATCGTTATATATGTAATATTCTTTGACAGATTTTACAAGCTTGCCTTGTGTTTTTTGATCTTTTTCAATCTGTTTGACTTTTTTGATATTTCGCGGATCAATTTTTCTAAGTTCTTTTATTCCACCTTTTGGTTTCGCTTCGTCAATAATAATGTGATAGAATAATCTTCCATCAACATACCAACTTTTGAAAATGTCGTATCCTTGCCGATTGAAATTCAACAACATAAGAATATTATTGAATTCTTCTACCAGTTTTTTATTAACAGCATCTGACTGTTCTATATTTTTTGTGAGTAATTTTACAGGATTGTCTTGGGCTTCATTAACGATTGCCTCGGACACGATATCATCGATCGCTATTTCGACTTCTGGATAGCCCGACATATCTCTATATCTGTCTATTAGTTCAGAATCGCTTTTTGCGGTATTTTCTAAATTTAAGGTTTGATTGTAAAAATTGCTCGAAACAGTCAAAGAACCGTCATCAGTCATACTTTCTTTGGGTACGAATGATTTCAGTTCTTTGTTCTGTTCAGATGTCTTTAAAAGGGTAAACCCAAATAATTTCACTTCCATTATATATTCCGATCACGTTAATTAAGTAACTAAGACGCCGGTGTGGTGCCAGTAGTCATATGCAAATGTTACAGTAAACTCTTCGATAGTGTCATTATTTTCCCAACCTAATTCGATGCTCGAGATTTCAGTTGGAAACATACCGAAAAATTTATATTCTGCAGCAACGTCAGTTTCGGAACCAGTTTTCTTTAGATGTTCTACGGTCGCATCTGCTTTATAATTGATAACGCTACCGGCCCCGAAGTTGTTATTATGCGAATTGATCAGACTCATCCATTCTTCCATTGCGTTTCTGATTTCAAACGTCTCGCTGTTCATGATAGTGACAGTCCAAGGTTCGAAAGTTCTATTTCCGGCAACTCTGACTTGTCTGCCGAAATATGGAACATCGATTGCAGTAATCGTAGCAGATGGAATCTGTGCCGATTTAATCATATACGAACCTTGTTCTGGTAGCTTTGCGCCGGGGATGGTGATCTTCGCCCGAAATAAATTCGGGCGAGCTCCTCCATCTCCAAAGTGTGATTTGAATGTTTCTATGTTAAATGCCATTTTTATCTCCTATTTTATCTATTTATATTAAACCGCGCCAACGATTTCGTTAAAATCAACACCAGTGCGTACTGCAACAAAGTTGAGTTGAACGAAGTTGATAGATTTCGCAGGCTGGATAAAAATGTCACCGATGAATTCGTTTCTGTCAATAACGGAACCAGTATTGTTGGTTTCATCGCAGACAACTTTAAAGTCATAGATACCTCTTCTACCTTTAACATCTCTGAGGAAAGGTTCGATTAAAGAAGTAAATTGCGCTCTTGTAAATTCGTCGTTAAATTCAAACAATGTAAATTTAGCAGCAGTCGCAATAGATTTTTCGAGGACAATAAACAACCTTCTAACATTAATTCTGTTAAACGCAGATGGTTTCATGGTAAAGGTCTTGTCGCCAAATAGGACTGTTCCCTGTCCGGTGAAATTGACAATAGGGTTGATAGAAACTTTATATAGATTGTCTCTGTCATTTTTGCCCTGAGATTGCATTGTTTTCACAACACCTCTGACAACACCACGGTTGAAACCAGCTGGTGAGAACCATGCGTCCCGTTCATTTTCACTTCTGATCATCATTCCAGCAGTATCGCCATTGAATGGGATATATCTGTATGTGTCATTATACTTGTCACTGACATACTTATAGTTGGAGTCTGCAAATGCATAGTTGCTTTTTCTGACTCCATTAAAGAATGCAACCTGAGCGGCAGTACCATTTGCAAGGTTGTCTCTATCGGATGCGACATCGACTTCACGAGGAGAGATACAAGCGATTGTATCTTTTCTTGATTCTGCGATATCGATCAGATGGTTGACTGTACCTAATGCTACGGTAAGATCTGCATGATCTGCGCTTTCGCCCTGCATTAAGAAACCAATATCAACAGTTTCGTTATCAGAGAAAAGGTCGAGGGCCCCGTTATACTGTGTTCCGCTTGGGTTTGATCCAACTTGTCCACCACCGAAAGGCCGAGTGACAAATTTTTCAACACCATCTGCATCACCAGAATTGCTCAGTTTAGAAAATGTTACTTTTCTACCGGCAGTTGCAGTTACAATGTTTCCGCCCCAATCGACACCAGCTGGGTGATTAGTGATGAAAACATGATTTGAACGTCTATTGATTTCGTTTACATAGAAGTTAGTTCTGCCTGTAGACGTTTTACCATTGCCCGCCTTCGAAAGATTTTCGAGTGCTTCTACAACTCTTTCGATACCAGTTGAATTATCGGTTACAACTAATGAAACACCTTGTGAGATTTTTTCACCAGTTGTTGTAGAGTTCGATGATTCACTAGAATCTTCAGTAAGATCGTCTGCTCTTGGGACACCTGATAGTGCCGAGGCAACAGCAGGTTTGTTGGTAACGAAGTTTTCATATGTGCTTTCGTCTACCAGATACACATTTATGTTATTTCCCCATGTGCCGGCATTTCTTGCAGCAAATTCAACGCCGTTGAACGCGGCATTTCCGAAACCAAAATTGTTGTCAAAATCATCCATACTTTTAATGATAAGGCTTGCCGCCGAGAAATTAAAAGTATTTGTCGCGGCATTTTTGATTGTTGAAACAATCGCTGCGGCATCTGCTGGTGCAGTAACAAATTCGATTCGAGTATTGTTGTCATTTAACGTAAAGTCAGTTCCTTGTAACTTGATAGTACCGGCAACAGTTACAGTCAGTGTTTGTCCTGATGTAAAGTTTGGTGCTGGCGACAGTGGAAAAGATTTTCTCGCGGGAACAGCGATTGTGACAGTTTCCGCTGTTTCTGGATAGTTTGCTAAGAATGTGATAACTGCACTATCTGCTGCTACCGTAAATTCTGAACGCAAATAAGTAGTACCTCCAACAATCGTTGTAATGATACCAGCAGCGCCTACTCCGCTTACTGCGGCAGAACCAATAGTCGTGCCCATTGTGAATGCTGTCTGTTGTGCGACATCAATTCTGATAACATCTTTGGTTGCTTCTGCATATAACATAACCGAGCTTGCAATTTCAGTTGCGGTTGTTAATTCATGTTTTGCAACAGTTGTAGTTGAAGGCATGAAAAACACTTTATGCAGTTTATTTGTAGTCTCATTACCATTTGTTGTAAAGGCAACCTCGGTTCCATTTACTGCCGCGTCTGTACCGTAGTTGAATTCGGTCGATAGAGTAACGTCATTTGTCGCTACAGTAGCAACAAAATATGTAGTTCCATCGATAAGTCCAGCATCAGCTGTACCTTTCATAATTACGACATCACCTTTTACAAGTCCGTGACCTGCGCCAAGGGTAAACGTTTCGTCAGCCGCTGTTGCAGATGCGATAGTTCCGCCATATTTTGCAAAATAATGTCCATGAGATGTTCCACCGGATGCGTTTACTGCACTATCGGCAGCATTTGCATCTGCTTGTCTGGTATATAATGGTGTGAAAAATCCACCAGTAGAGTATGCGGTTCCGTCTGTTTTCCATGCTTCATTTGCAGCTGCATGAACATACCAAGGTCCTGTGCTTGTAAATGTTGCGAGTGGATTGGCCAGTGAAATTTTACCACTACCACCATTTGCCGAAGAGTCTATGCTCCACCGACTGGCGGGTACTGTTCCACCATTGACTTCACCAACACCTCTGACAGATACGGTAACATCGCTTGAAGTTAGGTTTCTTTTACTGATATCAGTACTTGCTCCGCTTGCGGCGGCAACTAATGTTGTCGTTCCGTCTTCCAGTCGAGGGTGCAACCAAAAAGTGGCACTGTCTGTGTCTGCGACACCAGCGCCAAGATCCAATGCGGTAAGACCGCCTGAGATTGGAAATGTGCCATTTTGGGCAGAAGATCCATATATGGTTTCAGTAATACCAGCAGAACCAGTTTGGTTCTGTGTGTTGAAGTTAGATTGTGAAGTGCTAACGGTTCCGGAAAGTGCATTTCTTGCTCTATCCGCAACTGCGTTTGCATCGCTATCGTTTACGACTCTTACTAACTTTAGGGCATTAGAATATGCCAAAAAGTTTGAAGCAGTAAACCAAGTTTTGTAGTTTTGGTCTGTAGGCTCACCGAAAGTTGCTCTCAGTTCTTCCTCGTTCGAAACTTCTACAATTTGCCCGATGGGGCCTTTTGAGAATTGACCAACCATAGCACCAATATTGGTAACTAGGGCGGGCACACTCGTAGATGCATCGATTTCAGAAATGTTTACGCCAGGACTTACTTGGAATGCCATTTTTTTATCTCCTTTGGTTTGATATAATAAGTTATTTTTATTTATTTATAAAAACACCGAACTCAGTATAAATACACGCCGTTAATCGCTTACTGTCCACAGGTCGCCTTCTGCGTCTACAAAAGATTCACCTTGCAGGCCATCTGAAATAAATCCAAAAGGTAGCATATTTTCCTCCAAATGTCTCATTCTCTCTTCGTAAATTTCTTGTCGGGTGTCTATATCGCACATGCTTTTAAAATATGGGTCTGTGGACATCCAAGAAAATAATACTAACGTGTCCACTAAATCGTCTGTTCGACCTTTCTCTGCCTCATATTTAGGTCCTTTCGAAATAAAAGTTGTCAATTCATTGATTGTTTCAAAATCTTTAATCAACAATTTATCTTCTTCGATCAAACTTTTCATATTCATACAACCAATTTTTTTGGTTGATTTTGTAGTCCTAATTCCTAGTGTTGTCGAACCGCCGCCAAATCCAGAACTGATTGTCTGACCCTTTCTAGTATCACTTGCTATACTTATTAGATTGGTATTTTCTAAGTCGTGATACAATATATCACTGACCTGTTGTCCAACATCGTTTATTTCTACTAATATAAGAGAATCGTTGTATAGAGTTGAAATTCTGTTTATTAGGTTTGGGTATACCATCGGAGGCATTTCGTTCGACCGAAAAACCGCAACTTGTCTATACGGCATTTTCGAGCAGTCAAATACTGAAAACGCTGAAAAATCTTGGCCTTGTCCTCTTGACACATCTACTGTCGTAATGTATATGTGACCTTCTTTGGGGTGATCGTATATTTTCAAAGTACCATTTTCTAAAATCTGTTTGGGATTTCTATATGCCATACTTTTTAATTTTGATACGTTTATCAGAGTGTTTGTACTGCCCAAAAATTCTGTATCAAATTCTTGTCGAAACTGTTCTGCACTGGTATTTTTTATTGTGGTCTGTTTCCATTTTGCATCACGGCCGGGAACTTCGCTCCAATGAACTGAAATAGGGTGGTAAGTATTTCGTTCCTCTTCTGCATCTACCCACAATTTATAGAAATGGTTCATCCCAGAAGGCGTTGAAACGATAATAACCTTTGTAGATGTACCGGATGAAATCGTAGGATAAACCGAATTGAAAAATTCTTCTGCCATTTCATTTGGAACAAATGCAAATTCGTCCAGAAACAAAATGTTATAAGACCCACCACGAATGGCGCTAGATGACGTTGCAGCCGCCATTACCTTGGCCCCATTCTCTAATTCGATACTACCTTTGTTCCATGTGACAACGCCTTGTTGTAGCCACTTAGGTAGGTGCTCATATGCCATCTGCAACCTTCCGAGCAGTTCTCTTGCAGTTGCGAGTTTGTTTGCTAGTAATGCAACTGAAACATCTTTATTGAAAAGGATATAATGCAGAAAATATGCAATACATGTGATAGACTTACCCGACTGTCGACCAATCTTACAAATAGTAAATCGGTTGTCGGTAAAAGAACGAATCATTTTTTCTTGAAAAGGATATAAATCAAAATTTATAAGTCCGATGTCAACATTGACAATTTTCATATATGTTTTGACAAAATATACGGGGTCTTCCATACACCGAACATATTCCTGTGCCTGCTCTTCGGTCCAACCAATTTCAACCCCAGCAGATTTCAAATTGGGATTGTTTAGATAAATTCCACTCATTTTTTATTAACTTCGCGATTTTTTCCTCTTAGGGTTTCCAATAGGTCATTTGTGTTTCCGACAAAAACTGCGTTATTTACTACTTTCGATGGTTTCCCACCGTCTTTTGTATTTTCTATTTTATTCATGGTAACTTGAAGTTCTATTAAATCTTTGGTTAAGTCGGCAGTGGTCTTGAGTAGTTGTCCGGTGACTTCGTATGCTCGCGGGTGTTCGCTCTCCTTAGCCAGTTGCAATAAATTTTGTAATGCATCCTGCCCCTGCGAAACTAAATCTTTCAAAGTTTCTCTATGTTCGTTGTAATCGTTTGCCAAGTCCTGTTCACGTCTTTCTGAACTATTAAATTCTTGTACTGATACTTCTTGACTTTTTGCGATACTTTTAGACTTATCTTCGATCTTATTGTCTATATCTAAAAACCCGCTCAACTTATCATTCAAACTTTCTCTCATTCTACTTCTCCAAATTCTTCATCGAAAGTATTAATAAAACTGTAATTGTCTGTACTTAATGCATCAG